AACGTTTTTTAGTAGAGTGCCATGTAGTTGATCCTTGTATGTTTCTAGTATCCTCTCATATTCCTACTTCTTTTCTAGAAACTTTAAAATCATAAATATGAGCAAATCCTCTCTGGTCAATAACTAGCATATCAATTCTACCATTAATACTTTTAATTCCTTCTGATTGATATGCTTCATGAATTTTATCTGATATTATAGGAACTTCTGTTAAGATTTTAGCATTTTTACCATATTTAGATTTAATATCTTCAATAAAGGATTTAAATTCTTCAGTTAAACGTAATACCTGTTCTTCACTCAAATTAGTTGGTTTGAATGTAGTATTATTAATAATACTTTCAAATAAGGAATGTATTTCAGTACCATAATCAGTTAACTGAGTTCAAGACTTTTGTAACTTTTCTAAATATGAATCAATTTGAGATTTAGTCATTCCTTCTGCACTTAATCTTTCTCTTTCTTTTTTTAAGAAATCATTTAAGTTAAAAGGAGGAACTAATTCCTTTTGCATGTTAGAAGGATCCCCATTAGATGTAATAAATCTAGTAGTACCTATTGAGTCAGGAATCTTAAGTATAGTTTCTGAATCTCCATCATCATTTATAATTACAGATTCTATAGAAGCATTTTTAACTTTACTTGTAATAGCATTTACCTTCTCTATAGTACTATCTATAGGATTAATTTGAAAAGTTAAATCTGATTCGTTTATTTGATAATCTGCTAATTTACTTGATAAGAAGTTGTCCAGCTCCATTTCGGAGCTGAACTTTATCTTCTTACCGTTTATTGTAGTTTCATATGTACATTCCATTATTTACAATCCTCTTTAATAATATTATCTTTGATGAGCTTATTTTTAAGTGTAGCTATCTTTTGAGATACCTTATAATTCTCTATTAATGTCTCTCCTAATGATGGTAGAATATCAGATTTTATAAATGATTTAAATTCTGGAGATGTAAGATTCAGAGCATCTATTGCAACATCATAATCTACTCCTCCTAATCCCTCATTATATGCTCGCTCAATTAAAGTTGCTAGAACCTCTTCATCAAAATCAGATCCTCTTTTATTTTGATATTCAGGTATCTCTCTCATATATTTCCAAGTACCTGTATTTCTAACTCTACTTAGTACTGAATAGTATTCATTAGGACTATTTACTTTAGCATCTGCTAAATATAAATGGCTAAATTCATGGACTACTGTATCATCTTCGGCTCTATCTACATTAATATAGATTTCACCATTCTTCACAAATCCCCTAGCATTTCTAGTAGTAGAATCTTCATTAACTAAATCAGAATCTGTAACTATGTGAAGTCCTTTTAAATTAGACTCTTTAATTATTGTTATAAGTTTTGATTTAGTTGAAGGGTTAGTTTGATAATATTCAGCTACTTCATTATTTTCTTTAACAGGATTATCTGCTAATTCTTCATATTGAGCCTCTTCAATATCCTCTTCTAAAGGAGTTTCTTTAAATCCAATATCAGAATTTGTGTCATCTACAATAGGAGTTGATTCTACTAAATTAAACCTAATACTATTTTCTTCTGTTCTAAATCTGTTAACTAAGTCTTCAATATTTTGACTATCAATTCAATTATTAAAATCATATATAAGAAGATCTTCATTACCAGATGATACTAAGTCTTCAAATATCCTAGTCATAGAATTAGGACCAAATTTATCTTGATTAACAACTAAGTTATATAGATAAAACATATCCACTAAGTTCATATCTATACCAGTTATTTTGACCTTATTAAGGTTATTAAAAGCATATAATGCTTCTTCGTATAAAGCCCTAGTCTTCTGAGTGTTATCAACTTGAACCATGTTAAGTGGTAGCTTATAGAATGGAACTCCTTGTCTTAGTCCAAAAGTTAATAGCTGAACAAACTTATTATTTTTCAACTTATCCTTTAATAAAGGAATAGCGTAGTTTTCAACATAACTTCTAAACTTGTTAATATTATTTTCATTATCCAATCTTAATATATAAGGAGCTGGATTCTTAGGACTAGCTGGAACATTTATTTCAATTCCTTTACTAATAATCCAAGATCTAATAAGATACTTATCTATCTGATCTTTTATAGTTCTAATTTCAAGTTTATTTAGTGGTTTGCTTACATTCATACGAACTCCAGCAAAGTTCCTACTAAGTTGGTTTAGAATTATATCTTCTAACCTATTTCTAGATGATAAACTATTAAGAACACTCTTGTTAATTGCAAGAACATTAAACATTTCTCTAAAATGGGGAACCGTACTGATTACTTCCAAAATATTAAAATTAACCTTATTTTGTTCATATTTTTCAATACTTTCCTGTTTATAGATTGGATCGGTAATAAATCTAACTAAGTCAAAAGATTGCCAGATATTAGCCATTTCTTTTCTAGACTTAAAGTAATCTTGTCTAGCCTTTATAGCTTCTTTAGGTTTACCTAGTTTGGCTTCTAAATCTCCATGTCTAATATTACCATTTATATCTTCATATATTAAATTGTATTTATTATAGAAATTATATAATGAAGACCCTTCTTCTAATTCTGGATATATTTTTTGTAATCTTCGTTCCTCTTTTAATATTTCCTTCTTTTCAGGAGTTAATCAAGTTTTTTCTAACTCCTTTTCAATTCTTAAATATTCTTCTTGTTTTTCTAGTATTTGTCTATTAAACCTACTTTCTATATATTTTTCAATAGATTTAATATAACTATATAAATCAGAAGTGTTTGTAGGAAGACCTTGATTAATTTTAAGTATCTTTCCTAAGATACGTACTTCATCCGCAGATATAACTTTATCCAGCAATTGTAGATATTTCTCTTTTTTCTCTCCTTCAGAGGTATATGCTTTATCAGCAACATAACGAACTTTATCATAGTTCTGTTCATCACTAAACATACTAGTAGTAAAATCATTTACTAGTTCTGTTATATCATCATCAATCATTAAATTACCAATTTCATCTAGTGATTCACCTAACATAAGAGAAATAGTATAAATATCTACCCAGTTTGTATCTGCATTAATTTTTTTAAGGATTAATTCCTTTGCATTCAATTTTGTTACGAACTTATCGTTTCCATAAGTTCTCTCATAGTTTCCTATGAGTTCAGACTATATCTTATCCTATACAGGATCTCCGCACTTCGAACTTACTTAAGTTCTACTCTACTCTGTCATTTCTGCATTTCGATAGTCGTTGAACTTTCTTCCTATTAGGAAGCTTAGTAACGGATTACCCAATATTTAAACTTATTACTATATCTAAGTGATTAGCTTAGCCACTATCATATTACTATAATAGTTTAGTATTTAAATCTCTAAGGGCTTTCCCGTTTTCACGGAGTTAACTGACTCTGCTATTTCAGAAAATTTTAATTTGTATTTCATAGAAGGAATAATATAAGGAGAAATTAAATTATCAAATTCAAATCTAGAGCTAGCAACTATATATAAAGTATAATTTCTTAAATTTTTGTGCATTGTTGTAATAATACCAAATTTGTTTTCTAGTCAATTCGATAGTAATTTAACCTCTTCAAAAGAAAAACAATTTGTAGCTATTTGTCCAGAATTCGTTCCATCATCCATAAATCAGTAAGCTAATGCTATTGGATGATTAATCATATCTAAATATTCTTTAGTAATTGTTTTAATATCATTAATATATAGTTTATTATACATATCATTAAATACTTTATGAGATTTACTATTTCCTCTTATAGTAGAATATATTTTATTTGTTCTATTATCTAAATAACTATATTCTCTATAATTACTCATAAATTCTCCAAGAATTTCTACTTTCTTCATAAATAATTCTTTTTGTTTAATTGAGTGTACTAAGGATAATCTACAAGTAGGATGATGTTTTCTAGGTTTTCCTATGTTCATATCTCCTAATAAACTGCCAAGAATCATTTGTTCTTGTAGATGAGATAATTGATGATCTTCTTGCAAAAAAGGGTGCGAAATCTTTAGATCTCCTTCATTAAAATACTTTTTTCAATAGCATATAGCAGAAGGATGTACATTAAAATATTCTGCCATTTCTTTAGTTGTTTTTCCCTCTTTTGCTAGTTTTGATAAAATTACTAAATCAATTTTTCTTTGAGGCTTTATATCATAATTCTCTTTTAGATATTTAGATACTGTTTCTGTTTTATGACCTGTAAGTTTTCCAATTTCTTCACAAGTCATTCCTTCTAAATACATTTTATGAAGTTTTTCAACTTCTTCATTTGTTAATTTCTTTGCCATATTAATTTGTTTTAAATTATTTTTATCTATAGTGCAAAGATAATAATAAAAATTAATATAGGCAAGTTATTCAATAATTTTCTGATGAAAAAATCAGTAGCACTATTTAAAAGTTCTCCAAGTACCATAGATTGATCATCTAAGGCATCCTCATAACTAATTACTTGAGCTAGAGTTTGTCTAATATCTTCAGGAGTATTTTCAGGTAGACTCTCAAATACTTCCATATTAACATTAGCTAATGTTATTAGTCTATCATTATGGATAAATGTATATCTTTTTAACATCGTTCTAGCTATATCAAAATTACCAGTTTGAATTGCTTCATTAATCTCTCTAAACTTGGTATTATATACGTTGCTTAAGGCAAAGAAACTTTTTAATGCCGTAGCAACATTACCAATAACTGCTTTACCAACCATATTTTGAATCTGCATTAAGTACTTACTTGCTGGATTGTAAGGACTCATATATTTAGCAGCTTCACCCATTTTAGATCTTTTAGCAAGACTTTGCATTCGATCAGTAGTTACTGGCATTGTTAAGTTAATTTGGTTTCTAGGATTAAGAATAATACTAAATACACCATCTACAACTCTATTTCTTAATGCATCAGCTCGTAAATAAGGTGCTGAGTTTTCATCAGTATTAATACGACCATTAGATGATAATGAATAGCCAAGGATATATTGTTTATCTATCAATTGTGTTAACTATATATTTCTATATAGATCAGACTATATCTTCGCTTTCGCGCTCTCCATTTCCACTATTTCTAGTGTACCTTCAACAGCAGTTTCAGCTGTTTCTTTTAATAACTTCATGTAGTTTTCACATTCTATTTTATCAGGAAGAACCTTATACATCATGTGGGGACACATATAAGGTTTTATAATTTCTATTAATTTTCTACCTTCTCTGGCACAAAAATTAATTATATAGGATTGCTGCCTTTTATCAAAAACCTTAGTCGGATAAATATCTCATTCTTCATTAAAATATTCTATAATATCATTAGCTTGCTCTAATGGACAATACGTAGATATTGTAATATAAAATCCTGAATATGTTCGTATTCCATCTTTATTTGTTTTAGATCTACGAAGTAATGCTCCATCATCCATTATTCATATTGCTAACCCTTGAGCTCCAAGTCGCTTAAGTAACTTTTTATTATATTTAGTTTTTCCGTACTCATATTCAACTCGTCTAAGTACTTTACAAAAATCAAGTACTGTTGTTTGAAATCCATATTTAGTTACTTCTTTACCTTTAGAATATCCATTTATTTGTTTTCATTCTCTAAACGTGCCAACTTTAACTCCATTATCTTTTAAAAGTTGCCATTTTCATAAACAATACTCTTTCTGAGCTTCACAATGATTTATATCTAAATATCCTTTTTTAGCTATATGCCCATCCCCTATAGACATAGCAATTATTAAATTTCTTCCTATTTTATTTAAATGTGTTTTTAACTGTTTCATACTATTAAAGTCGAATTATTAAGTTATTAATATTAGTCGTTGAACCTTCCGTTTTGTTACGGCTTGGCTGCTGATTGCCCTCGTCTTTACGTTAGGGGTTTCCAGCAATTAAAAGAGTTTTACTTGAACATAGAAAGTTTATCCAAGTCAGATCCTTCCAAGTAGAAAATTTGTGTCGGAACGTATACCTCATTTACTTCACTATCAGTAAATGTAATAATTTCCATAGGAGCAAACGATTGCATAGACTGACAAGGAATACGTGTACCAACAAAATATAAACTCTTTTCAAAAGATTTATACTTATTTTCTGCTAATTTTCTAATTTGTTTAGTTCAATTATAATCTTGATTTTCAGCTAATGCTCGAATTATTTCAAGTTTATCATTAAATTCAGCAATATTACTAGTAGTATATTTTCTACTTCCAGTTGGTCGGTAAGTTAATTGAATAGATGTTCCTTCTCCAAACTCTTCTTTTACTAAGTCAACATAGTTATCAATTCTATAATTTCTATGAGTATAGGTAAACATCTTAGAATTTTCTAACTCTTTGAGTCTATCTATTGAATCAATAATAACTACATTATGTTGAACATTATCAGAATCAGTATATTTTAAGAATTGTTTTCCTTCAGAAGAGCAGATTTCATTACCATTAAAGTATACTGAACCATCAATAATCTTATAATCAGAATCTAAAGATGAATTAGTAAACAGTTCATTAATCTTAGGATTTCTAAGCTTAACATATAACTTATTTCCTGCACCATCAAATAAAGTTCAGTCATAAGTTAACTCATCTGCATTATCATAGAAATTGTAGTAGCCATCAATTCTATTTATAAAGAACTCTGGACCTTGTTCCTTAATTTTAGCAATAGAATCACCAGGAAGCAATCCTAACTCTTTAGCATAAAGCTTACCCATAATAATCTGTGCTGGGATAACTTTATACTCTGTAGCATTTAACATTAATCCTCCTCAATCAATAGGCTTACCATCAGCTAAATTATTAAGAACAGATTGCTGCTTTTTGATTAAAGCTTTTTTAATATTAGGAATATATTTTGTAAATGAAGTTTTTTCTGTAAATCCTTTTGGCATAAATGGAGTAATTTCATTTACTATAAGTTGTAATCTGCTATTTACTATATTCTCTATAACATTTTCATCAACTCTTTCATTAGGTATTGATTTTATTACTTCACTACGTAGCTCATCTCTAAGGGTCTCTATATTAGTAGCACTACTATCACTTTCAATAAAATAATGAAGCACCTGAGTATAAGGACTTTCAAACATACTATATTTACGTCCATCAGCAATAAAAGTAGTATCTGATCCTTTAAGATTTTTAGCTTTAGTTGTTCACCTACTAATACGCCCAGGTTCATATAATCGATAGTATATATATTTATTGTAACTATCTATTTTATCTATTTTTACTACTTGATTATTTTCTCCTCATACGATAATAGTATCCTCAAAATCTACTGGGTTATCTGGAGTAATATCATCAATAAATGGATTTACAACCACATTTCCATTTGTATCAACAACAAAAACTTTATTTACAGCATCATCTACGGTCATTCCCTCATAAGTTGTACCTCTTGTAGCTTCTGCAATTAAATCTATTAATTCTTCATATCGATAATTGTTACCATTAATTGTATGATATTGAACTACATTATATGAGGGATTTAATACTGCCGCAACCCCATTGTAGTGACGCCTAATCGCATCTCTTACTAGAGAGGATGTGACTGTAGAGTTAAAAATGCCATTGATAGAAGAAGAACTAAAAGGTATTCTATATTCTAAATTATTATTTTCTAGTCCTTCCTGAGCAAGTTTTACAAAGGACTGGGCTAAACCTAGAGTATCCTTACTACCACCAGCAAATGCGTTAATAACAGCTTTTCCAAATATTTTGTAAAGATCATCCTTATTTCCATTATAAATAATATCCTGAATTTCACTAATAGCATCATAACAGAATTTACCAATTTCTTCATAAACTCGTGTTGCTAAATGGTGAGTATATCCATTTTGTTCAAGACCACTAATCATTTGAGTCATTTCAGTTACCTCTGCTTCATCAAGTTCATGATCAGCATTCATTTGAACACCTCCAAACTTAGTAGACATTGTAGTAAATAATAAAGGAGTGTTATCGCTTCATGAGGTTACACTATTAATGTTAGAAGCCCCAACTTTAATAGCTGACTTATTTACCAACCAACTAATCATAGAATCTTTAATATCATAATCACAAATAATTTGATTGGTATAATCTAGATTATGTTCTGAATATTGAAGATCGTTGGTACGATTATCTATTTTCATAGCTCATGCACCACCAAATGTTTGATCTATATCATATATACTTTTAATTAGCTTATCATTAGTAATAATATTATCAGGATTAATAGGAACACCTTCTTTAGTAACTTCAACTAATTCTCTATGAGCTACATTATTTGAGATATTAATATGTAATATTTTATAATATTTTCCACTGACATTATCCCTAAAGAATAGATCATCAAATTGCTTGTCATAATCTATGGTAACATCTAAAGGCAATTCCAAACTGTGCATTTTCTTGAAGATGTTTTCCATACTAGTATCAGAACTATTTCTTCTGATAGCATTAGTTATCTCATATTCAGCCCATTTAAGTAATTTCGGTAGTCCGTGTTTAGCATCAACATCATGAAAGATAGTTTTCTTGTTAGCTCCTACTGCAGCGTCTATAAGAGATACATTCTCTCATCTAGACATAAATGGACTAGTATAACCTGAACCATCCATAGAATCTACAGTACTAGACATTCCAGATATGTTACTTACATTTGATCCCATATCAGACATAACAGCCATTTTAACTCTTTCTGGCACTCCATTTTTTAAACCTTGTGCGAGAGAATGATATGTAGCTCCATAAATAACCATACGTTTTACCTGAGATATTCATCTAGAAGCTAGACTATGATCTAGATATCCATTTGTGGTAGGACTTTCTTTTTCTTTATTAGGGTGAGCATAGACATCTCCGACCATCATTTTATTATATTCATTTGATAGAAATGAATCGGTAATAAAATAAGCGCCTAATAAAGGATTAATAACCCCATTAACTTCTTTGAGAAGTTTACCATCCTTTACAAATTTAGGATTATTCTGTTTAAAAGAGTTAACAATATTTTGATCTACTGAAATAGTGGACCAAGCTCCAGAACTATCCTCTAAAAATTTAGTAAACTGACTTTTGTAAAACTCATTAAACTTATCTCTATTACTAAATATATTAGCAAAATTTTCTAAAGTTTCATTAAACACCCATCCTGCTTTAGTTTTAGATGCATGTATTTCATCAATAAATTCAACATTAGCTCTAGCAAAATCTTCCCTAACCTTATTTATTTTATTCTTAGCTAAGAATACCTTAATATCATGTATAGAATTAAATTCTTTATTTGGATATACTTGTCTATAATCTGATAGAATAGTTTCTATCACACTCTCTATCTGAGATTTATTACTTTCAAACCAAGCTTTCTTTATAGGTTCTAAATCAATTTCATTTCCAGATTTAAAGTACTGATCTAGGACAGATTTGATATTAAATGAATTACCGTTGCCAAAATCTCATGTTTGATTTAAATCAAACTGCATTACAAAGTGTTTATTCTTATCAGAATATACATGACTTTGAATACCAACAATTCCTGATTTAGACCTAGATCCTTCAGTATGAGATTGATCCATAGTTAGGCCTTGATAAAAGTCATATACAATAGATAAGTGCATAACGTCATTTGCTGTAAGAGCAGAAGATTGCTTTGTAACTCCATTAATAGTTACTTCTGATCGAATTTTAGGACTTTTGACATGTTGTATATTTTTATATACAGCATTGTCATGATACTGTGACATATATAGATCTTTATCATCAATCTGTTTACTAATTTCATTAAAAACACCATTATGTTGATAACTTAAACAAATCATCTGATATAATGGTAAGTTATTACCTTCTGCATTTTTAATGGCATTAACTGTATCTGATCCATTAATAACACTGAGTACTCTACCTAAATCATTACTCTGTCCAAAATTGAGATTAGTATTACTGTTGTTGATAACATCAAAAATTACAGTTCCTAATACAGGAGCATATAACTCATACTTAGTATAGTTACTATTTGGAAATACTTGACTAGCTACCTGATCAAAATCATCTGATATTAATAAATTAACAAAGTCCCCAACTATTTCATTAAAATTACTTATAGGACCAGTAATAGATATTTTTCCATTTCCCTCTAATGTAATTCTACTATCTCCAATAGATATAACAGAACCTATACCTCTAACATTATACTTCCTAAGTAACTCATTAAATCTAGATCTATTTTGCTTTCAATATTGAGTAATAGCCTTTACTGTTTCTACTATTGCTTCTCTTTGCATTTTAATAGGACGTTGTGTTAGATTTCTAACTTCCATGCTTTTACCATCTTTCTGCTCATAACTAACATAACTTGAGAGAACAGTTTTTTCCATTAGATGTGTAAACATGTCTTTAATATCCTCATGCATTTTAGAGTCATATATAAATCTTTTTATAGCTGATAACTTTGATCTTAAATAAGTTATATGCTCAGGATTAGAAACTTTTCTGTTAGATAGTTCTTGTTCATATAAAGATATGAGCTTACTAACATCCATTTTAGTTCCTTTCTTAAGCTCTTCTTTTACTTCTGGATTAGAACTTTCTTCAGCTCATAATTTCATCTTCCCCATTACAGAATTAAACCCAGATAACGAAATAGAGGTCCCATCAATAATATCTCCATTTATATTAACTTCTGGAAGATAATTTAAGAGTATCTTAGCAAGGTCACTAACACTTTCTTCTTGAGACATAAATTCATTAGTACTAAATCCTGTGTAGTGAGTAACATTAGGACCATTATAAATATATCTATTTCTAGAATATATTGAAGACTTACTATATTCTGGGTTAATAGAAACAAATGGTGTTAATTGTTTTAATAGATCATCAAATGTTCTAAGAGTTACATATGAATTATAAGCTTGATAATATTTGTTATCAAAATTAGGAGAATTATTTATATAACCACTAAATTCAGATAGTATACTTTCTATGGTAGATTCAATATCTATATCAATCATACTATCTAAATTAGGAGAAGGTTTTTCTAAATATGATAATACATATCCTAGCAACTCCTTTTTGTATTCAAAAATACCTCTATTTAATACTGTTAGATCTCCAACTTTTCTATTAGCATCTATAAACTGCTCACTTGCTAGATCAAATACTGATAAAGATATAATTCTCTTAACAAAGTCACTTGTCATCTTATTATATTGAACAGACTGTCCAATATAAAACTGTTGTGCTGATTTACTATCAGTTTTTACTTCTCATCCAGTTCTACTACTAATTTTCTTAGGTTCAAATATAGATGTCTGGGTAGGATTTGTTGAAATCCCACCCAAGAACATTCTATATACACTATCTGGATCTATAAAATATTCCTCTAAAAACGATTTAAATTCTTCATCTGTACTTGTATTAAAGACTCTGCTTAATAGAGGATAATACTTAATTGTGTATCCACACTTAACACTCATTGTTCTTTAATTTATTAATTAAATATTCTTCAACTTCTTGCTGCAGCCCTATTAATGCAGTGTTACTATTAATTTCATTTCAATAAGATTCTGCAGTTAATTTATCTACTTCCTGATTTAATATTAAAGCAGTTATATACTTACTTAAATTAGGATTAGCTACAATAATATCACTCATACTATTCATAGCATCTCTAAATTTAATATACGCATCTGCTATATTAAATGTTCTAATATTTCACACATTATTTTTCTTTTCAAGAACGTATGTATAATTCTTGTCTTGCAAAGATACAAAAAATGGTTCAAAGTCAGAAATCTTATCTCTATAAAAATGAATAGTTTCTTTTGGAGTATTTAGTTGATTAGATATCATTACTTTAGGATCAAATACTGATCCTGTTGTAATTGTTTTTCCTTCAACTTTAACTACATCAAATTCTGCAGATTGAACTTTAGAAGCTATTTCAGAATTAATAGATTCAATAGCTGTATCTATGTTATCTTTAGTGACAATAACTTCATTAAGTTTTAACTCTTGTAATTGTTCGTTAACAGATTCTACTACTTTTTTATCTTCTGCTGCTTGTTCGTTATTAACTGCTGACAAATCAATACTGTAGTCATTACCAATAATCATGGGTATATTAGTATTATAATCATGACCTTGAATAGCATACCAATAATCTCCAGCAGGATTAACTTGAGTATCAATAACATCTCTTCCATAAATACCCATTTTAAATTCAGGAGCCTCTAAACATAACTGTTTTAATTGTTCAATTTGACCATCATTAATTGAAATTACTGATTCTCTATTTACTATCTTATACAAAATAGTATTCATAGTAGCTACTCCAGACTGATATTTAAAGTCTCCATTAATTTCATAACCAAACTCTATATTAGAATCATTAGATATATTTTGGATAGCTAATTCTGCATCTTTATACACTATACCATTTATTCTAATACGCTGGTTAGGATATTTAGAGGTATTTAAATGTATTCTAATAGCCTCTCTAACTCTATCTGGAGCTACTTTATATACATACTTAGCAATCACTGAGCTTCTATATCCTGGAATAATATCATAATTTTTCCTATTATTAGACTGCTTGATGATATCATCTATAGACACTAATCAGTTCATCCCAATTAGAGCAAATCTGTAATCATGTTGAGTACTATATGTTTTAATAGAACCATTAGTAGTGGCTGCTAAGAATTCTTTAAAATCATCATCAGTTACATAAGGGTCACTTGACACAACCATAAATGTATTACCATTATTTCTTTGATTTAATCATTCTTGTTGATCGCCACTATATTTAGTTCTCTCCGCAGAATTTACTGATAATACAACAGGTTTATTAAATGCTCTAAAGTATCCTTTTGGATTAATAGCTGATTGTCTAAAATTTGATAAATTAACTGAAGTATTTGAATCTATAGCACTTTCCTTATGAAGAGGCGATACTGCTAAAATATCCCCAAAGTATTCTCCAATAACTGGATCTGTAACTAACAATGGGAAATCAACAGTTTTAGAATCTAATGTTAATCTTACTACTAATAGTCCCCTATTATTATATGGTATAATATAAAATTTAGGAGTAGTTTTTAATAGATTTAGAATCTCATTAGAATACTTACGACCTAATGATCCAGGAATAAACGATTGAATTTCTCTAGACAATATTTTAAGAGATGCTTCAAATATTTCTTTATTATCTTTATGTCTATTATTAACAAAGAAAGCTCTTACTAAATTTGAAATTTGTACTGTAATTTCAGGAGTAGTATTAATAATATTCTTCAAATTATTATCAGTAGTTTGATAAAATTTAATTAGATCATTATTAATAAAATCAATCCAACTCTCCGCTGTACTTACATATTCATTAGCTCCTACTACTGGTTTAGCTGGTCTAGTTATAGGTTTACTAGTCTCGATATCTAAAGTAACAGTATTTTGTAAGTTATTTACAGGTTCTGTATGCTCAGGAGCCATAGATACTTGGTGTACCTCTGGCTTTATAGGATTGGTAAACTCAACTTCAGTATCTCTTTCTATTGGGCTTGTAGTAGGAGTGCTATTTTCTGTAGCTACTGAATTATTAGCAGGCTCTACAGGAGCGTTAGCTTGTTCATTATTAGGCTGTTGAGATTGATATTCTTCAAACTCTATTGATTCAGTAATATCTGGAATAGCATTTATTCTTCATTCTTTAAAATCTTGAATTTGAGATTCTGGCATTTCAATGTTTCCAGATGATGTCGAATCTTGTTTAGAAGATATTGTATTTCCTAGTCCTCTAGATACAATAATTGATCCTTTCTTTGACCGTTGCGTTAGAGTATATAAGTCTTTTAATTTATAGAATTCTCCTCGGCTTTTACCTTCATTTGTTAATCCAAAGTTTTTATCAATAATAATATAATCAAATTCATCACCCTGGACACTATTTAAAGGAACAATTTTAACTCCTTGAGTAGTATTATATTTCTTAGGATTGTCTGTAATTATCGCAATATCTGAAGAGTGTTGTTTTAACTTTTCTATATGTGAAAATACTTCATCTTCTTTAATTATTTTCTCCCCCCCAAATATAAAACTACTTTCAAAATACTTAAACTCAACTGGATTAGATTGTAAGTACTTTTCAGCAAATTCACTAAGATATTTTGGTTCTATAGCAGGATTATTGTAATATTGCTTATATATTTCGTCTAATCTCTGAGACAACGATATATAATTATCATATTTAGCTATATTATCAGGCCGTAGTGGAGCAACAAGATCAGGAGTTTTAATGTTAATAGTATCCTCAATCCCACTATCAATAATTTCCTTCCCGAATACTGTTTGAACTGCATTCTGTTTATAATCTCCAAATGCTATTACTGATACATTATTAGTATTAGCTCATTTACTAATTAACTCTAACTCTACCCTATCATATCAACTAATCTCATCTATAAATAAGATTTTATTCTTAGAATCACCAAATAAATTAGTTTTAAGAACTTCTATATTAATATTACTAGTAATGCTTACATTATTATTATTACTGTCCTTAATATATGAAATATCAGAATCCTTTATTTGGCGTCCTAGTATTTTCTCTACAAGTTCATTCTTAGTAAATGAATTTCCATCACTTTCAACACTATTTGTAAGTCTATCTGTTTGCTTTCTTGTTGGAGCTGATGTTATATAATTTGCATCTTCAAACATCTTCTTTAATAAGAACGCAACTCCTTTAGTCTTACCAACTCCAGCTCCTCCAAATACTACTGTAAAATTAAATAAAGGACTTTTAGTTTTAATATATGTATCAGGATTATCCTGAAAAATATCTTTTAATTTAATTATAATACTATTAAATACATCCTTATTTAGTATTTGAGAATAAGCTACTCTTACTGCATATTCTTGAGAAAATATTGGAGCATTCTTAAATTCACTACTACTAATTATCTCTTTTAATTTTTTATAAAAATTTTGAGAAGGAGTTGATAGTATTGTAGCAATATAAACCATTTGATCATACACAGTAATCTCAGTACTAGGATTTTTACTAAGAGTAGTTGGAGCTGACTTTACTAGTTCGTTACTATCAAACAACGAAACTATTTTGTCAGCTATTTCATCAGCAGAAAGATTTAGATTTTTAACTGCTTCAAAAATACGAGTTTCTAATGCTATAGAAGCCTGCTCTAATTGAGAGAAGTCTATATCTTCTCCACTAGAAGGTATTTCAATATCTGAGGATAATTGTTTTAAATCAATACCAAATATCTTAATAAACCTATCCTTAAGAATAGAAGTGTCATCAGTTAGTAAGCTAATGAATTTAGACTTCATATTTATAGCTATATCTCTCTGCTCTCTAAGTTTCTGAGATTGATTTCTTTCAGAAATATCTATTAAAGTTATTAACTGATTTTTAACTCGTGCTAGATCAGAAACAATATTAATTTGCCCTTGAACACTTATTATAGGTAACAGTTCTTTTTCTAGTGATTCCCTAAATTCATTAATTTTGCTATTAAAACCTCCATCTACTGAAGCATCAAGTATTGCTGATATAGCATCAATTAATTTAACTGTTTCTTTTAATTTATCAAGAGAATGTTTATCTCTAATAATAAAGTCTTCTACTTTCTTAGAATTAATAAAGTTAAACTGTTCCTCTCTAATTAGTTTAGTTACTTCTTGATTATCTAACCCTGCAACATTTGAAGCAGCTTCAATTAATTCATATATAGGATTAGTATTAATTTGTGATTTGATATTTAATACTTCTCCTAAATAATCGTAGAATGATCTGCTCCCAAAAGAAGGTAATAAAGTCGGTAGTATATTCTTTAAATCAAGCTGATATATATTACTAAATGTATCAGACAAATCGCTTCTAAGAATATAATCGTAGTGCTCTAATGCTCCTTGAACATTATTCTTTTTAATATAATCAACTATCTTGATTAACTCATTAGATAAGTTTGCTATATCATCATCCATTCCTTCTAAGTCAATTCCTTGACTATCAAGAATAGATTGAATTCTATTAATTCAATTAGCTTGATCATTATTTTCTAAATTATTAATTTGAGTTCAATTATATAATATACTAGCTAAATCTGAATCAATCAAATCAAGATATAGATTATTACGTTTAATGTATTCTAAATATCCAAGATAAGAATCAGTATAGTTATTAAATGCTAAGTTTGTATCTGCTATTCTTATAGGTCTATAAAGAATATTACGTCCTTCTTCACTTAATGCTGGATTTAAAACTTCAAATTTAAGACTTTTAATTTGATTTAAATGGTCTTCTAATTGAGAAATATCTAATTTTAAGTTGTCTATTTCCTCATTAGATGATATTCCTTCTGGAAGGTTTTCAATAGCCTTATCTAGAGCTGTTCTACTCTCTTTTAGTCTATTAGAAATTTGGTCATATATAATATTATAGTCTGTAGCTCCTGGTAGGTATACTTTTCTGCTATCTTTGATTTTTTCTCCTACTGATTTCATAGCATTAATCATACTTTCTTGCATCTCAGAGAAAATATTATAAGCAGTTAATACCTTATGTTTTTCTTCAGAAGAACTATATTCTTTATACTCAGAATCAATTTTATCTTTTTCATCTTGCTGAAGACTATCATATTCTTTTTTATACTTCCAACGAGTATAATTATGTATACCAAATCCTGATACAAAATTATCTACTAATTGAGGACTTGCAGCAAATAATAGCTGTCCTGTATAGAAATCATTTTTCTTTCCAGTAAGTATTTCGTCTCGTTGAGCTCTTAGGGTGTCTATCTTAAGTCTAAGACGTTGATATTCACTATTATTTCTCATAGCTTCAATACGAGCTTCTATATCTTTTGGAGTTTTTGGCTCATTATCTGCTGGAGTCAATAAGTTTTCTAGTTCTACTTTAGTTTTAATTATTTCAGAAGTTAAATTATTTCAATCTTCAAAAATTTGACTATATAAACCAGATGAGATAATCTTGTCCTCTATTGTTTGTTGTCTACTTAACTTCTTAAGATTTAGATACCCTTGTCTAGTCTCTTCAATAGACTTACCAGCTATATCAGCTTGTTGTGTAATATATTGTAATTCAGCGTCACTTAAATCTAGCCCTTCCTCTTTAAGAACTTCATTAATTCTATCAATATAAAATCCTATTTGTTGATATAAAAGATCATTTTGTGAATCACCAGAGCTAGTTGCTTTATATTGAGCCTCCGTTATATTACCATCTTTTACAAATTCTATTTCTGTGCCAGAAAGATTTGTACTACCTAACTTACCAGCTTTATGTAATCTGTCTAACTCCATTCTTAATTGGTTTTCCTTACCATCTCTTAAAAGATAAATTATCTCTTTTAAAGAATCATCATTTTGAGTTAGTGTACTATTAAGTATAGGGTTATTTTTTCTATCAAATCTATTATGTAAACTAAATACAGCACCACCAATGCCACCTCCTACAAATGAAGTAAAATATCTAGATATCATATCCTCTGGAGTAATTCCAAAGTTATAATTCCTTTCTTTATCAGCAATACCTAGTGCATTTAAACCTGAATATAATGCTTTTATTGCATCAGATGTTATTTCTTCTACCGTTTCCTCAACACCTTCATTTAGAGAATCATGAATTAGATTTCCAGGTTTCATCTTAGATATGTGGTTTACTATATTCTTCTGCATATCTAGAAGTCATTTAGCCGCCCCTTTAGAAGTAGATGTTTTCTTAGCTGTCTCTAATGCAAATTCTTTAGATGATAATTGTTCAGCAGCTTCTTTAACAACAGAGCGGACTTTTGCTCTATCTAAATATGTATCTCTAAACCAAAAGTCTTTGAAATAGTCATTATTCATCAGGCCATACATAGCTCCCATAGTAGATAACATACCTAAACCTGCTACTCTGTCTGAAGCACCTGCTTCCTTAAACGCATTATATGCTTCAGTGGAGGAAGTTCCCGCCATATAAGCTAAAGCTAATCCTCTGCCTCATTTAATGGCATTTTCACTAGGAATAGAATTTTTTGGAACAAACATCTTTGGAATATTTCCAATAACTCTTTGTTGGAATAATTGCATAGAGCTATCTTCAATTAATTTACCTAAATTTTCTATATTCCAAAAACTCTGTCTTCCATAGTCAGAAACACTACTGTCAAACCTAGAAAATCATGCTTGTATATCAGTTGCTGTCTGAGCTGATCTTGATGTTGATATATCTCCAGTTGCGATGCCTTCAATACTTTTAAAAAGTACAGGAAATAATTTTCCTAATTCCTTAGCAGCAGTCATCGCTCCATAATATTTTCCAACACCTGGAATAAACATCATGCCAACCTTAAAAGCTGTTTTTGCCATTGTGCCAATGACACTTTTATCAAGATCATCTGAATCAAAGAAATTATATTTATCTCACTTACTACCATCGATAGTTAAAGTGTCGGATATATGCAATATATCTTTATTTGCAATATCTCTATTTCCCAGAGTCTCATAAAAAGGATCTCCACTTTCATTAAATTTTAGGTCTCCTTTATTGTGCTTAACAATTCTACCGTTAACCTCATGTTCCCCATCTTCATCTCATTGAGCTAATACTAATGTAGGTCTTGTCACTGCTGATAATCCTCCTCAATCATTAGGAGTCCAATCTTCAAATTGTTGGGTATCATAGTTAAATACCTTATTAGTTTGAGCGACTTCTCTAATAGACATTGTTGGAGCAGAAGATTCTCTAAGGTTACTTAGTCCCCTACTTCTTCTCTCAGGATTAGAAAATTGAACTAATTTTGGTCTTATATTCGTCACTTTCCCCCCTATAGGAGCAAAGTAATCATTAGGATCATATTCATAGAAATCCTGTAAATCCTGAACTAATTTACTATTATCAGCATCATTATATAACTTTAAAGCTGTTTGGTAGTACTGATCAAATTTATTATCGTCAAAATTACCAGACTTGTCTTTAAAAGCTTCTTGTATTTGAGGAACTTTTTTGTAGTACTCCTTGTCTAATAAGCTGGAATTATCAGTTGTTATACCTAAATTAGCTAAGTCTTGCGGAGTTTTATTAGGCGAAAAGAATAAGGTCGCCAACCAATCATTTTTCTTCTGCTCAATCATAATTAGAAATTTGTCTGTATTTGAGACTCTTGTAGTAGTCTCCTGCGATTTAACATATCTGTATAATTACTAGCACTTGTTAATTGATGATTAGATACTACTGTTGCAATAGCACTATCTGTTATTGGAATAAATATAGCACTTTTATACATTGAGGATGCGTCTCCTATACCAAATAATCCCCCATCAAAGTTATTTCTATGTTTACTTTTCGAAGGAGTATCTGACCCATAATTAATATATTTAGAGTATAAATCAAATATATAAGACCCTTCGTCTCTATTTACATGATCAACTCATTCAGAGTCATCAATGTCAACAGCTTTATCACTAACATATCCATTGACAATAATAAAAGGATGGGCTTCTCTAAATGCTCACTCTCCTGTTTCTGGTTCTCTATAAATATCAAGATTTAGCTCATTCAACTTCATAGTTATACTATTTGGAGTAACTCCATATCCAGCATTTAATCATTCTTGGAATTTTTCAAACCTATTTTGTGCATCTAGATCAGGAGTTTTCTTACCTGTTGTCACATATATATTTTGATCAATCGGTAAGTATGTTCTTTCAATATTACTTACTCCATCATAAACTACTTTGTCTAATTCACTTTCTGTAAGTAATCTATTTCCAAATGTTATTGAGTTTAACGCTAAACTTGATCCCAGTCTATCTTCTTTAGCAAACACATCTCTAAGTGTACCCATACCAATTTGCTTACCAGTGGTATCTATTGGTTTGCCATAAGGTTGTGCTAAAGCTTTTATACCTCCTTTAGACTTAGAATGTGCAATAGTTATAGGAGTATATTTAACGCCTCCATTTCCAGTAGTAATCATTTCCTCACGAGTCATTTCAACTTGTTTACTTGATGATCCTTTACTACTAGCACTACTGGCTGTAGAATCATAATCTAACTGTTGTTTAATTTCTCTAGTATGGTCAGTATGTTCAATAACTGCTATTTTTAATAAATTTTGAACATCTTTAGGATCATTTGGATTTAAACCTTCAGCTGTTGCATTGGCTCTTAACACATTTTTCATATTTCTAGGTAATGTTCTATAAAGGTAATTAACAGCAGCTTCTAAGCTTTTATCGTCACTATATCCTTGATCAGAAGTATTAGTAGATTCTGTAACTTTATATATGCCATCAGGAGAATCAAAACCCAGCAACTGTTCAAATCCTTTTTCAATTTGATCTTTCTGCTTAGAAGTATACCTATCAAATTGATTTGAAGATTTATTAGTACCAAAAGCACCAATAGTTGATTTCACATAATCTACTATTGACTCCATTCCAACAGTATTTGATAAGTCGGTTAAAATATCACTATTGTAAGCTAACTCTGGTTGTTCCTCTCTAAGTCGGATTAACTCAGAGTTTGTTAATATCCTATATTTATCTGGATTTTCATAATATGTATCTAAAGATACTATTTTAACACCATTATCATTATCAAAAACATACATACCCCCAGTATTAGTAATAGCTACTTCTGATCCAGCTCCTTCATCATTAATTTGTTTACTAGCCTGTTGATATAAACTGTTATTATGTTTAATTCTATTAGCCAAAGATTGTATTCTAATTAAATCTGACATATCGTAAGATGTTTCCTGATTTCCTCCAAATAGAGATCCTAAATTTTGAGACTTTCTTAGAAATGTATTAGCTTTAGACAGAAAATAATCAACATCATTAGGAAGCCCATTTTCCTTCAATACATTAATAATTTCCTTTTGTATAAGTTCTTCTTTTTTATTATCTGTTGTTGAACTTTTTGTAGATGTATTTTGAGATTCTTGCTGAGCTATTGAATCTCTAGAAAAGGGGGTATAATATATACCCCCTGTTTGATATCTTTTTATCTTCATATTATGACATCATTTTTATAAAAAGCCTTATGATATTATTGTTTAAATCATTCACAGCTTTGTTAATAGCTTTTTGCTGATCTAAAAATGCTTGTTCATTTGTTTCTCTAAACCTTTGAATTGTACCTCCTCTTTTATACCTGAAATATTTAGAGTCAGACAGTTTTGGAGATACTTGATTAACATATCTAGGGATATTTAAATCATCAAATCATCTAATCCAAGAATGTCTTCTTTTAGGATCATTAGCTTGGTCTTGATAAATATCAAAGAATGCTTTACTACGTATATTAGACACTTGGTCGGGATATTTATAACTTATATATCCTAACCAATCACTTCCTCATTGCTCTTTTTCACCTGCAGTCATACTATTAAAACCACCAAAGCTTTCAAAAAGTTGTTTTAAATCATTCTGATATTTAGTTTCAGCATTAATAGAATTCAACTTATCTTCAATATCAGTTCTATTCTGTAGGTCTTTGGCATAATCCTGTCTAAATTGATAGATTAAATTCTTAACATTCTGTGTTTGTTGCCCTATCTTATTAGCATCAGCCATATCAAGTTGTGCTAATCCTTGGTACCAACGATTTCTATTTTCATTACTAATCTGATTTCTTATATTTGCATATTGTTGCTTTTGAGCAAGTAGTTTATCATTATACTGGTCTATCATTTGTGAAAATTTAGTATCTCTTTCTCCCTTTATTTGATCAACTCCTGCATCTCTCATTAACCTTTCAGCCATTACTTGATTTGGATCACTAGTGACTGTTTTATATTTACGCATTTCTTTAACACGATCATCATACATTCTATGCAAACCATTATCACTAAATCTAGAGTAGAATTCAGTTGGCATTTGCTGTTGAGAACCTATCATTCCCTTACGAATAGCATCTTTCATCTTTTGAGTAGTGCGATTAATACCTCTGGTAGATGCTATGAAATCACCAATACCAAGTAACATATCAGGATTAATACCAGATCATTTTAAATTTCTACTAGAACCAAACATACTTGAAGATGACTTCTTAATATTATTAGTATATTTATCTATTGACTCTCTTAATTTAGGATCAATGTCATTTAAAGGCTTAACTCCTAAGAAATCTGAGTGAAGTCTGGGGTTTGAAAAAACATCTATTGGTTTTGCAGTAACAATGACTGATTCACTGTGCTCATTTATTGGTTTCCCATTTTTATCAAGAAATCAATTACTATTAGAACCTCCCTGTGCTTTAATAATCTTACCACCCTTTTTGTGAAATCTTAACCCAATATAGTCATCAACTTGTTGTAAATAAGGATCAATACTACGAATCTCAATAGGGTTCTTTATACCACTCAAAGTAACAGGTATATCTCGTACTCCAGTACTTTCTGGTAACATTAACGTAGAAGGAGCTTTAAATTTAATAAATCTTTTAAATACAGGATTTCTATAAAACCAATCTCCTCCATATCTAGAATTAAACTGTAGAGTTGATGGAAGTACTCATCCATTAGACTGTAATTGAGAAGCAATTTCAGGATTTCTTCTAATAACTCTTCCTAAAGTTCTTAATTTAGAAGTGTGACCTGCTAAAGATCTTATATCAAAATCATCTGGAAGTTGTCTATTAGACATTCTAAATCTATAATTTCTACTCATAGGATTTCAACTTCCAGAAAATATGTTTGATATAGTAGAATTTGTTTTAGATTTGGCAGCCTCTGCTGTTCATTTAGCCTCTTGTGCTTTAGATATTTTTAGATGGCCTGATTTAGTTAAATCTTCAATTGCTTGTTTATAATTCTTAACAGTACCATCAGAGTTAGCCCATCGAGCTGGCTGGCCATCAACAAATCCTAATTCCTTATCAGCAACTACTTTATCAATATATTCTCTTTTTAAGCTTTCTTTTGTCTTAGCTTCTAATTTAGGTGATTTTCCTTTATATTGAGTAGATCTTATATTTTGGACTTCATTCTTTATTCCTTTAACAGCAAAAAGACCAGTAGATAAACTTTTTCAATCATCTAAAGTTCCTTTACCAGATACTATATTGTTAACCGCTGATACTGCACTAGTAGCTCCTGAGGCTAATAGTATATTCTTTAATAATGAAGCAGATTTTTTAACTGTTTTACTCATTTTAGCCATTTTACCACCAATTCCAACACCAGGGAGTAAGCTTATTGTATCTAATCCCAGTCCTAGAGCTAAGTTACCAAGGTCTCCTAAATCAAAACCATCACGGCTGACATCAGCTCCAAACTGAGCAAGAGTTGATCCATACCCTAAAGCACCAGCTACTGGATTACCACCAGTAGGGATAGCTGCAATTAATGATGCTAAATCGCCAGCAATGCTAGCTATTTGCATCTTATCCGCTTTAGTTAAATCTTTTCAATCTCCATTTTTTAAAGAGGTTTTAGCAACATCTTTGTCAGTTCTTTCAGTTATTGTCTTAGCTGTGGTATCATTTTCAATATTAGAAACTTTTGCTGCATTGATTCTACCTCCTGATTGAAACTTAGGTTTATTATCAAATATGTTTCTAGATGCTCTATCTCATCTTTCTCCATTAACCATAGGAGTTCTAGTAGTATATAAACTTCTAATTAAAGTAGAAATTGGAAGTAACGAAGAATCTATAATTACACCTCCTAATGTATTGCCTCTAAAATTCTGAGTATTTTGAGAAAGAATTTCCTGTCATTTACGAGATAATGCACCAGTAAATGTATGATTTTCAGGATTAGCAGAAAGAGCTCCTGAGTTTATTAAAGATTGAACTTCTTCTGGTGTCATTTGATAAGGTTGTTCCATTCCATCTCTATAAAATCATACATCATTTACATCATATGGATTTCGAAAGATTGTTGCAGCTGTGGTGCCATTAGAACCTGGAATATTAATTTCATAGTATCCTTTTGCTCTTTCTGACCATTTAGTAACTGGATTAGTAATATCCTCGTAATTTATAGAAACTCCTGATAATGGATCTAACTCCTCAGATTCTCCAGTGTTAATATTGTACTTTAATCTTTTAACTGCTTCAGGAGTTACAAATCCATATCTATCTCTAGCAGAATCTTTATCATAATATTCATATACTACTGAATTTGGATCATTGGGATCTTTTAATGTTCTAAACATCATTCCTCTATTATTATTTCTTAATCCAGGAAGAAAGAAAGAATCATTATAACTTGTAAAAGGATTAGAACTATTTCCCCAAACATCTATTCCATTAGTACCATATATATTATTCTTATTGCTATTTATCCACTGATCTAGGTTTCTATAAAATACTGAGTTATCATCTTCTGCAACACTCTTTGGGATTAATTTACCATCAAACCAAAATCATCCTTTTAAGGGATCAAATTGATGCTTATCTCTTAGAACTTCGTCATTTATGTATACTCGACTACCACCAAAAACTTGATCTCCATCTACATCTACTAAATTATATGACCCATCTGGATTTGTAGTAACTTTTAAACCAGCAATGGAGTGAGTATTAGGATCAATGTTATCTCTGACTTCTTTTTCAGTAAGTCTAGAAGTTGATTGGTTAGTTGAAGAATTTTTATTAGTAGAATTACTATCTAAAAATATACCAATATCATCTAGAGCTAGCTTATCCTCTTCGGTTCATGTCCCATTTTCCACACGTTCTATTAAACTCTTAATACCTTCATCCCCTAAACGATTGTAAAGATCTATATAAGCTTGTTTATCAAGATTACCATAACCCTTAAATGTATCTTTATCAGTATAACTAGCAATATCTTTTAGGGCCTGAAGTCTTCTTATAACTTGTAAATTATTAGCTCCTTGTATAAAAACTTTATTTCCATTAACTAATTCATAGTTCCCGTCCTTGTCTCTTTTATACTCGACATTTATAGTATTAGATCAATCATATATCGAATTACCAGGAGTAGGAGTAGTATAAGTAAATCCCTTTAAAGCATTAATTGCATTTCTAGATGCATTTTCCTTACCTCTTCACGAATTACCAAAAAACCTTCCAATTCTACTTCGACGATTCCCCAATCGATTATTTTGACTATTTGTAACATCAAATTGTACATTTCCATCTAATCTATCAGCATTAGAATCATAGGATAAATTTTCTCCATTCCTTAGAGCATCTGTAATTTTACTAAATTGATAGGCTGTTTCGTCGTCTAATGATTTACCATAGTTTGTCAGTTGATTTAAAAAATTATCATCAACTTCAAACTTATTTCCATCAATAGTAAAAGTACCATATCTTTTATTAGAAGTAGAACCACCTTTTTGATATTTAATTATCTGTGCCATTCTATCACACTTATATTATACTTAAAAAGGGGAATTGATCATCTACAATCCCCCTTTTATCTTTCAATGATCTACTTACGACATTTCTTGCGTTTTACAAGCTTACCACCCTTCTTGAAAACAGGCTCCGAATCAACAGGAGCTCCTATTGGTTCTTGTGCAGGAGCTTGTGCCTGTGAAAGTAACGAAAGGAATGCCTCACAAGCCTGTGCTAGCATATTACAGTCACCTGACTGTAATCCTTGAGCCATCATATTAGCAATTTCTACAAGTGGATCTTGCTGTGCTGCTGCTGGCTGTTGTGCAGCAGGTGCAGGAGCACTACCACCTTCCTGCATAAATTTAATTACCTTCATATAAATATTTACTTTATTTAATTAATAATTTTATAAATTCTTCTAGTTAACTCTTTCATTATCATATATTCATTTAATGCTCAAAGATAATACTTTAGTTTTTAATATCCAAATAAATTCTATAAAAATTACTTCTGTGATAAATTTTGTATAAATTGTTTGACATATTAAATATATATTATTATCTTTGTAACACAACCCAAGAATATAAAATAGAGTCTATTTCATTCTCTAAGGAGATGCTAGATTAAACATTAGATAATATAGGGTTAAAGAGGATAGTTAGTATCTTCTTATGGAGAGTAGAATTATTCTATTCTCCTTTTTTATTTGGACCAGAAACATATTCTGGTTTTCTTTCATCTTGTTTTTTTAATATTTTGAATATATATTTTCCTAATTTCTTGTAGTCAGAATCCTTCTTAGATTTATTGGCGCGTTTCGCTTTACTAATTAATGATTTAGTTTCTTTAATTGATATAATCCGTTCACCACCAACTAGATCCATTTGAGGCTTGCCATCTGATCCTAATATGTACATCTTTTCTACCTCTTCATCAGAAATATCATCATCCTCAAAGTCTAATTCATCACCAATCTGAATTCCAGAATTAGCATTAACTTCAAGAACATATACTAATTTTTCATCAGGATCTGCAATACACTCTATAACTTCATCTGATTTAGGCTCTCCGTATTCTACTGCAACTACTTCATCATCATCATTTATAAAGATAATATCAATAGGAAAATCCATATCTTTAGTATTAAATACTAGAGAACCTTGTGGATTACTAGAGTAATTAAACAACATACCCTCTGAATCCTCCATAGACTCTACATTGGAAAGTCCTTGGTTTTTTTCCTCTTCAGTTTCTGCAACTAAGACTTTATATTTCTTATCTGCTATTTCAATTATTGTTTCTTTCATAAATTAGGTTTAAATAAATAATTATCCCCAATAGAATAGGCTGCTCCATCTTGAACTAAGGATTTTCAAACACGTTTAGCAGCTTCACTGATTCCTTGTTCTCCAGCATTCTGTAAATATGAGCGAATTTGTAAATTTGGATACTTTTGTTGCATATTTAAATATGTAGCTTTTCCAAATCCTTTTCCTAACAACTCTCTAGCTTCTTCATTTCCCCTATTTGCAGAAGATGTTAATGTAGAAATATAGTCTCTATATTTACTAGGATTAGCTTCTTTCAAATCGTTGATTCTTGTTTCTAAAGGTATAGTTGGTTTTGTAGGAGTATACAGCTCTGGATTTCTATTAATATTATCCAGAGCTGTAACAACTTGTGATCTTATATCTAATGGCATATTACTTTATACTTTTAATTAAACCACTCCTATCATCTGTATTCTTTAACAACTCAAAACAAACTAGTTTACCTGCTTCTATAACTATATTATCTGAAGGATCCTCCTGATATTGACTATACAAAGATTCTAGTTGATCGGTAAATTCTTTTCTAAGAGTTCATTCATTCTTTTCAATCTCCGCAGTTTGAGTAACTCCTCCTTCTGAATGAGTTATTACTGGAATACCTTTTTTTGTAATTTGCCCTTCTAATTCTGGATTTACTTCCTCTAAATTGTGTTTTCTAGCATGTAAAGCTCCCTCTGGAATTAGGTTCATTTTACCTCCAAGTTGAAATTTCTGAGTATCTTGATTTTCTGTAGATTTGGTTGATCAGGAACTAATGATTTCTCTAGCACGATCTAATTCAGGAAATTTCATACCTCTCTTAGACAATAATAGTTTAGGCTCATATCCTGCATATCTATTTTGATTTTGAGATAAATAAGTATCCACTGCAGAGTTTGATTTTCTTAGTTTAGCCTTATCCATAATACCCAATATTGTATTTTGAGTTTTTCTAGCTTCTTGTATTGCTTTATTTCCTTTTTTGGCAAATCCAAAATCAAACAATCCAGCCTTTTTCCCTGAGTACTTACTAATAGATTCCGAAACATCTGATTGTGAACCTCCATAACCTGACCCAAATTGGTCAGTCATGTCAGCTAATGAATCTACTCTCTTACCTCCAATGCCATTTAATAAATTTAAAGCGGCGCCAACAGCCATACCAACTGGACCAAAATTACTTGCCACTTTAGAAACTGTGCCAACAACTGCAGATCCAGTACCATGAACTCTATCTTTAGTGCCTCCTATTAGGTTTCCAATCATTCCTCCAGCAGCATTTGCCATACTTCCTATACCACTACTAGGAATTAATGAATTAACGGTGTTAGTTATACTATGAGCTGTCTCAGCCCCCTTACCAGTTTTTTCATCTCCTATTAATGATGCATTAATCCCACTAATTGCAGATCCTATTGCATTAAATGTTTCTCCATGTTCTGCATCAAGCATAGATAATTTCTGCCCAAAAGACGGTTTGTTAGCTGATTTTGAGAGTTTATTATTAACTTCTGTTTGTATCTTTTTATTTAAAGCTTTATCCTCTTTTACTGGTGCAACTTTATTTAGAGATTTAGTTGCAGATATTAATTTAGATTCACTGATAACAGGACCTAAATCTGATTTTTTAACTATACTTTGAGTCCCTATAGCATTTGGTATAGTTATTTTACCAGTTCCCTTTCCGTTGCCACCAAAAGCAGCATTAGAAAGGGAAATCCAGTTATTCAAATTATATTTAAGCATAACTTAATCTTAATAATGTTTGGATTGCATTTATAACTACTAGTTTATCACCAGTAT